ATCCCTTTGGTCAAAACAGAGACGAGATGCATGAAACCTAATGACATATAGTGCGTTGATTTAAGTAAAACCTTTTGTCTCTCTTGCTCTTGCTCTCGATTCTTAGCCACCAATTCTAGCTCACGGACGCGTCTATCAGCTTGTTCTTGATTACGTTTCGACTCATCGGCTTCTTGCTTCTTTCGCAACTTCCCTTGCGACTCCGGTTGCTTTAGTACATTTAGTCTTTCATCACCAGGCACAAAGAATTCGCATCCGCAATGAGGACAGCTATCTCGGATACCGGCATCAGACAAATCGTTTTTAAGACTTGCTTGGCAATTCGGACAATCGTAAGTTACCTCGTCTCTTCCACGGAGTGTTTTTCGATGAGCGACTGTATTCGGATCAACCCGCTTCATATGTTCCTAAGCATTTTCATCTGAGATGTTTGCCCCTAGTTAAAAGATCCAAAAGAGTCTACACGAGCTAATCTAGTTCTGACAGTGGGTAATAAAGGATCAACCCCCAATCCTGTCGATATGGGCTTATTTGGTCCGGTAAGAACACCGGAAGAACACCGAGGATCAAGGGTAGGGTGCCTGGAATAAATAGTGACGCACAATCGTCACAAAGTGCTAACATGACCGGACTTACATTGAAGACTGTGCGTTTAACGCAGCGCAATTCCGGTCGCACCAATACTTTACGTCAATTCGGTCATGCTGGATACCTGTAGGACTAAGACCCAACAATAACTCCACCAGCGACAAAAGCGTCTTGCCTTCATCAACTGGTGGAACTAAACAAGCGTATTGTTAAAAACTCAATAGAGCCGTCTGTGGGGCAGACAACCTTTTCAAGAAATCCTATTACCTCTCGTCCACCCCACTAGAACACATCCCACGAAAAAGACTTCATGTATTCTTGGGAATCCGAAAATACACCTGAGAAATATTTTGTAACACCACTTGAATGACCGTTGAAGAGGTGTTATAGTTAGATCAGTTGAAGCCAATCACCCTTTCTCAGGAGCCGGAATCATGACGACCGCAATCACCAAGCTGATCGCTTATTATAGAGTATCGACCCAAGAGCAGGGTGATAGCGGTTTGGGGCTGGAAGCACAGAAGGCCGCCGTAATGGACTACGCCGAGCGAAACAGCTTGGCAATCGTTGCCGAGTTCGTTGAAGTTGAATCAGGGACTGATAACGATCGTCCAGAACTTCTGAAAGCGATTATGAAAACAAAACGAACACGCGGTTCAAGCCTGATCGTTAAATCACAATGCCGCTTGGCACGCAAGGCAACCAAGGCACTCTCAATATTCGAAGCCGTGCCGGTAGTGGTATCTGATCGACCGAATATGACCACACTGGAAGTCCAGTTCCGCGCCATCATCGACGAAGAAGAGGCACGCAGAATCAGTGACCGAACCAAGGCCGCACTTTGTGCATTAAAGGCTAGGGGGGTGAAGCTGGGCAAGCCTGAAAACCTGACGACCGAGGCACAGAAGAAAGGCGCGGAAGCCAACAGCAAGAAGGCTGGCGACAGGAACAAGGCTGTTGTGCCAACAATCCTACAATTGCGGTCTGAGGGGCTTGGAATGGCCGCGATAGCAAGCCGGTTGAATGCTGACGGGATTCCTACCGCAATGGGTGGCGACTGGCACGCAGCACAGGTTCAAAGGATCCTGAAAAGACAGGCATGATGCCGCCACCTGATTGCAGGTGAATAACAGGTGGACAGCGCCACTGGAAGCAGTGGGCGATCAGTGAAGATTACCAACCTGGAACAGGTGCCAAACACCTGCTCCGCTATACTGTGGAACAGCAACGGAACAGCAATGCTGTTTTGGCCTGAGAACAGGCTAAAGAACAGGCTTATCGAATCTACTGAGAGCAGCTGATTGAGCAGCAGAAATGCTGAAAGCCCAGCTCCACCGCTATGGCTGCTAAACAGCCATGATGCAGCCATAGATCAACATATCAATAATAGTCTACTCTGATACACCTAAAGGCTTAAATACCCGCATATGAGCTTGATTGACGTGTTTTACTAGGGTGAACATTAAGAAGTTTTTTGCAGTTACAATCGCATACCACACAAAGCCTTAAGAGATTACATAGCGTGGATTGATAAGAAATGTCTTGAAAGGAGAGTTGAATCGTGGATGATGAGGTATCGGACAGCAACAGGATTGCTGAATGACAGGCGGGACGCTTGGAAACGCCCGTGGTGGAGCGAACGGATTTACAGTGGTGCAAACCACATCCCCGCTGTTACTTCGAATCTTGTTTTTGCTGTTTGTTCACCCCTGAATCACAGGGAATGAAGTGAGCCTGCCGCCACGCCAATGGCAAACAGGCTCGAAATGTTGGTCGCATCCCACACCCATTAAGTGATGGAAGGACGAAAATCAGTATGGTCGAAAATCAGACCGAAGGCAAACAAGTTTTGCCAAAATACATCAGTCGAGCCAACGCCGCACGCCTGCTAAAAGTTACGCCGTTCACAGTGGATCGTCTTGTCAGGACGCAACATCTGCCGACTTGGCAGGTGCCTGGTCACAGCCGAAAATGGATCGACAACGCTGCTGTTCTCCGTCTGGTACAGCAAGCCGCTGGTGCGGGGGATGTGGCCTGACATGGCCATTCACCCACATGAAAACCAACAGCACGCCACAGAGCCTCACAGAGGCCGCAGAACCCTCGCGTAAATCTGGATTACTCGCGGTTACAGCTAAGACCTCCCACATGTTTTATTGCAACATGCCCGCAGGACATGTGGAGGCGAAATGATGACGCGAACTGGCGAACCCATTCCCGAGCGATATGGCCGCGACTTCACACCCAAGGTGGAACCGGGCTTACTGTTCGTGGCTGATTGTGATAAAAACAAAGGTGCCCACGCTGTATCGAGCAGCGTGGGCGAGATTTTTGAACAGAAAGCACCTGTCCACATGCATAATAGCACGCCGCCGGCACTGCGCAAAGTCGAACCCGATCAAACATCACCGCGTTATGCGGACGCGAGGATCCCGATAGAGCAAGCCGCAAGCCGGCTTGGAATTGTGGTTACTAAGGGTAAGTTCCTTTGTCCGTCACACGATGACCACAACCCGAGCGCGAGTATTAACCCCGATGGCATTCACTGGAAATGCTTCTCCTGTGGTGCCGATGGATCGGCTATTGATCTCGTTATGGCTGTCCGACAGTGCGACATGGAAACAGCCGCTAACGAGATCGTTGGATACAACGGACTAAGCAGCAAGGCAGCCAAAGCCAAACAACCAAAGCCTAAGCCAAAGGTTGATTACAAGGCGAACCCGGGATTCGAAACGTTTGAGGCGTGCCTGGAAAACTACCATCAGTACGCCGCAGGTAATCGGGATGCCGACCCTATGCGGCGAGTAGTATACGACGACTACACAGAGACTTACAAAAAAGTCAGATTCTTTCATCGCGACACCGGAAAGAAGATCGGACCGATACCTTTCGAGGTTCACCGTAATGGCCGTTGGTACCCTAATCAGGACGATACCGACCCGAAGCGATTGTTACCCCTGTACGGTGGGAAGCGTCTGGCCGCCATCGGTCCACTGGTGTCGCAGGTCATTGTTGAAGGCGAAAAGAAAGCCGACCTTATCAACGATATGACATCGGAAACGTTCCCGCTTGTGGCCGTGGCTTCTGCTAACGGTGGATCGGCTTTTGCGGGGACAGACTGGACGCAGCTGCGAGGTGATCGCAAGATCATCATCTGGCCTGACAATGACGCTACCGGCGCGGAGTTCGCCAAAGGTGTCGCGAAGATTGTGCTGTCATCTGGCAAGTGGAATAACGTGTCCGTGGTACGCGACGCCATGCCTGTTGATGACCTGTTAGAAGGTTGTAATAGCGGCCATGCTGCCGCAGTATTAGAGTTCCTTGATATTCATGCTCATCACATCCGTTCCAGCACGATGGCCGCAAGGCTGAACGGTGGAACCGCAGAGAATGACGTGATTGTGGATGACTTGGAATTCCTACTTGAAACGCCACATGGCGAAAGCCTGTTCCCTATGAAAAGGCTTTCAAGTGTTGCGGGTGATGGAGGGACAGGGAAGTCGCTATTCCTTAAGCACCTAGCCGCCGCCATCGCCAATAATCAGGACTTCTTTCACTACGCAATCAACCCGAAGTACGCCGGGGGACTTGTGTGCTATTTGTCGCAGGACGAAGGCGGGGACGGACCGCGAGCCGACATCAAGAAAATCGGCTGTGATCGTATGGACCGGGTGTGGAGTCCCGGCAAAACAGACATCAGCACGATGGCCGAAATTCGTGACCAGATCACACGGTATATGGCACTCCTGCCCAACGAACCACTGAGCCTGATCGTGGTCGATACTGGCGATGACTACCTATCTGAGAAGTCACAGGGAAACAACGATGGATCAGTCAAATCAGATTTGAACCATCTGAGGGAGCTGGCCGAGGACACAGGCGCGGCAGTTGTGTTCATCAAGCACTTTTCTAAAGCCAAGTGCAGGCTACGAGATCGGATCATGGGAAGCGCAGCCTGGACGAACAAACCCCGCCAGACAATCGTGATTGCCAAGGATCCAGCCGCTGGTCCCGATGATGTCATGATCGGCATAGCAAAGTCGAATGTTGGTAGAGAAGGCGTTGCCATCGGCTACATGCGATTGCGACGACAGGGACAAGGGATCATTCCATCCGTGACCATCACAACGACAGACGACGAATACAGCGCAATCGAGGCACGCATCATTGAAGCTGAGACTGGCGGTAGATCGTCGTCAATCAAGACGTGGCCGAATGACCAGATCATCACGTGGATCATCCGCACTATCCGCGAATCGGATAATGGCGAGATACCAAGCATCCAGCTGGACGAACGGGCGCAGAAGGCTGAGATACCAAACAACCGATTCAGAGCCGTCAGAGCAGACCTGAAGGGTAATGGACAGATTGCGTCCACCAATCCGCGACACGGCGCAATCAAGTGGTTTATTCCGCCAAGCGATTGACCGGCAGGAGCCGCCGCCAACCCGAATGTCGTGACCACCCTGGCTTAACCCGCCGGGGGTTTGTTATAGGCACACAGAGTTTGTTATATGGTAAGGGTTTGTGTATTTCACACGACACATTCCATCGTCATGCTTCTGTGAGAGTTCCTTTCTGTAAAAGGGTTTACGAGAACTACATCAGTAAAACCGGATCGACAGAAGCATAAAGTCCCCGGGTATTTCCAAAATCCATGCTTCTGTCATTTAGTAGCATGTAAACCCTTATATAATAATATTATTTAACAGAAGTATAAGAGCCATGCTTCTGTCAATCCTATGCTTCTGTCAGAAAACGACACATCGACAGAAGTATGGCGATCATGCTTCTGTGGTTACTTCTATACAGTAATGGTTTACGGCGACACAATCACAGAAGCATGGCTGTGAGGGAAACGCAGGGTTTTTATGCTTCTGTCAAAACTTGCCATGCTTCTGTGAGAGTTCCTTGCTTTGTAAGGACTTACAGAAATCGGAAAAGGCGGTAGTCTGGTGCCTGGTCAAAATCTGGTCCCCTATCACCATCCGCAGGTCCAAAAAAACGAATCTGTCCGCAGCTGGTGCGCATCTAAAAAAAGGTCTGCATCGGCGTCTACCGGCACGTCTAAAAAAGGCCGCCAGAATCACCCGTAGTGAGCCGCTGGGTGGATGGCGTCCAAACTTGTCGCCGCCGATGGTCACCGATCGCTTAGGCGAGGTTTATGGGCCGGTGTGATGACTCAGGATGGAAGCGAATCGTCGTCGTGGGATTCAATGGCCATATCAACCGGCATATGAGCCGATCGAGCAATCATCCCAATTCGATTGTGCGTTGGTGATCGTGGGATCATCACACCAACCTGGGCGGGTGGAGCTGGCGAATCTTCGCCCCCCTGCCCTGCCCCGCCAAAGAATGGACTCTTACTTAAATTCTGCACATGCAAGCCGGGGAAGTTTAATTCTACAAGCCGTTCAAATAACTCAGTTTCCGATAAATTAAGCGATACAGCCGCCAGTTTGAACCGCTTGGCACTCTCGACCAATGGGGAGAGTTGGAGCCGCTGCCGCTCCGCAGCAGCTTGACGGGGGATCGGTTTTGAGGTTTTACGGGGGGCCGCCATGCCTGTAGGTCTCCAGACCGTGGGACCGCGAAACCGTTGGGCCGCGAGTTCGGTCTATCGGTCTATCGGCACATCGCTGGGCCGCAGTTGAGACCGACCGTGAGACCGCGAGGCCGTTGGGCCGCAAAACCGTCAGGCCGTGGACCCGCCAAACCGCAATTGCTCCAAGCCGCAAGCCTGATCTGAACGAACCACAGCCGGGCCAACGTCCAATAAGAACACCGAGGCGACACCGAGCGAACCAAGAGCAGGGGGGCTGTGGCCGCGAATTCTCCCGATGCTCAATCCGGTCGTTTGTTACATGATTTATACACCCTCTTTTTTGTTTTTCCGTCAAAGTGCAAGCCGCGTACACATCCTCGACTACTTGCCACAAAATCCGCGAATCAGGCCGTTGTATCTCTTATCTGAATTCAGCACCAACCTGTTCTTGATTAGTCGGATTCAATCAATCTGATGTCTTCTCAGGATCTGAGCCGCTTCTAAACGCGTCCCGAGCGCGGAACACGTCCATTATCTGGGCAGCAGAAAGTATGGCGATACCAATCGTAAGGAGGATAACTATAAGACTTGATACGTCTCGAATCGCTCTCCCAGCGTCGCCAGCTTCCCCACCAACGGCAGCACCGATTACAGAAGAAAATAACCATATAACACTTGTTACGGTCTGCATAAAAACCAAGATAGCCAACCAGATCCCTTTGGTCAAAACAGAGACGAGATGCATGAAACCTAATGACATATAGTGCGTTGATTTAAGTAAAACCTTTTGTCTCTCTTGCTCTTGCTCTCGATTCTTAGCCACCAATTCTAGCTCACGGATGCGTTTATCAGCTTGTTCTTGATTACGTTTCGACTCTTCGGCTTCTTCCTTCTTTCGCAACTTCCCTTGCGACTCCGCTTGCTTTAGTCCATCTAGTCTTTCATCACCAGGCACAAAGAATTCGCATCCGCAATGAGGACAGCTATCTCGGATACCGGCATCAGACAAATCGTTTTTAAGACTTGCTTGGCAATTCGGACAATCGTAAGTTACCTCATCTCTTCCACGGAGTGTTTTTCGATGAGCGACTGTATTCGGATCAACCCGCTTCATATGTGCCTAAGCATTTTCATCTGAGATGTTTGCTCCTAGTTAAAAGATCTAAAAGAGTCTACACGAGCTAATCCAGTTCTGACAGTGGGTAACAAAGGATCAACCCCAATCCTGTCGATATGGGCTTATCTGGTCCGGTAAGAACACCGTAAGAACACCGAGCATCAAGGGCATGGTGCCTGGAATAAATGGTGACGCACAATCGTCACAAAGTGCTAACATGACCGGACTTACATTGAAGACTGTGCGTTTAACGCAGCGCAATTCCGGTCGCACCCATACTTTACGTCAATTCAGTCATGTTGGATAACTGTCGGATCAGACCCAACAATAACTCCACCAGCGACAAAAGCGTCTTGCCTTCATCAACTGGTGGAACTAAACAAGCGTATTGTTAAAAACTCAATAGAGCCGTCTGTGAGAGACAACCTTTTTAAGAATTCCTGTTACTTCTCGTTCACCCTACTAGAACACATCCCACGAAAAAGACTTCATGTATTCTTTGGAATTCGAAGAAATACCCGAGAAATATTTTGGCATCATGCCAGATGCAAGCCTGATCACTCTGGTTCGTTCTCCCCGACCCTGTGAGTCACTGTAAATAAATCCGTAAATATCTACCTTAAATCACCTTATCCTATAGTTGGTGGGGCAATCATACCGCGATCAGTCGCCGATACTTAGCTGCTTGGTATTCTCCCCAGGCCACGCCCATGGCCAACGCCATGAGCAAGTCAGAGTGGTGACCTGATGAACGATCATCGACTGTCTTATAATAGCCTTGAATCGTTTCTTCAACTTGAAGGCCTGTGATCTGGTTACGGAGTTTCTGGAATTCTGGGTTATTCTCAGGAGTGCGAATACGTTTTTGGTTGATGACTTGTTCCGTATCGCTCAGGAGCCGTGATTTTCCAGCCGACGTAAACATACCTTTTGCTTTCATAGTATCCCCGCCAGTGATCGTCATTCCCATGACCTGGTCGAACCCTGATAGATGGCGAAGTTGCTCTTCCACGGCAACACCAACCCCGGTAGCGTCGAAGATGAGTGTACAGTTTCCCAACCGGCTATTCTCTTGCATACGTCGAAGTCTGCCAATCGTATCGGTATAGTCTTCCTTGTATTCGTTAGCCCCAATCACTTGATATACCGGTGTCATGTAATTTTCGCGACAATACGACGATTGGCGACCAGAATCGAAATCAGTCCTGTTTACTCGATCGCGTCCCGTCTCAATCATTCTCCATTTCAGAATGACAATCGCGCTTGGATCCCTCAGTTTCCCCAGGTCCCAGGAAACAATTCGACGCCAACCGTCTCCATCGCCAGAAATGCGAACGTAGTCAAGGCGATCGTCTTTGTATTTCGGAAGGTGGTTGTCATGGTCTGTTGTTATACCTGATCGTCTCGGGGTAGGGGAGTTAGCCCAGGCATCGTATTTGTCATTCCGGATAGCCGCAATCAGGTTCGTATCAATAGCCATTGTGTCACCCTCAGATAGATAGCCATTCAGTCGCATAAGATGAGGCACAACCGTCGATAGATTCAGCCGTGATAAGTGAACCGCCCATATCCACAAATTCCGCTTCAAACTCCCGCTTGTAGGCGTCTTCTCCCAGAAGTTCGCGTTGCTGCGACAAAAACTCGGGTGAGATTCGCTTACACTCATCACATCTGACTTTGGTTTTATGCCAGTTTTCGCTTCCCCAGGCTTGGAAAAGAAGGCCTATAGGTGGCCCAGGCGATGAAGCAAGGATAAGTTGACCGTCAGACAAGGCGAGAGCAGGGGTGAGAGCTTCAATCAGGTCGGATCGCTCCCCCAGGAAGGCGGCTTCATCGACTAGTAACGCGTCCAGGGTGAAACCCCGGCCAGTCCCCGATGGTGGAAGCGCAACAAGGCGGCCGCCGTTTGAGAGTCGCAAATCGATAACCGCGTCTTTCATGATGGAAACAAGGTTGAATCGCTGGATAATCCGTCTAATTTTCTGGGATAGCTCCAAGGACTGGCGGAAGGATGGTGCGCTAACGGCTACAGTCTTTCCTTCACACATCGTCGCATAGGCCCCATAAACGGATAGCAAAGCAGTCTTTCCAACCTGACGACCACAGGCAATAACGGCCCGCTTAATCGGCTCACATTCTTCACCAGCGAGCTTTTTCATGAGGTTGAGTTGCCAGGCGTCGCAATCCATGCCAAGAAGCGGAAACATCTGTCGCGGGTTGTCGCGAAGAACCTCCAGAGCATGTCGCATCTTCTCGTCACGATGGCGGTTGCTTAGGACATCAGATATTGCGTCCAACCTTGTTTTCAACTTCGCCATTGATTCGCCTCAGGTGTCAAAATCTTCCCGTTAAAATCCCTGATATTTTTGGTGGGTGCCGACCACACGTTGACCGAAATCCCTATAAAATCCGCGAATTCCTCGGCCGGTTTCCCGCCCTTAAGAGGCGGGGTTGAACTTCTGGATGATCCGGAAGACGGCGACGTTAGTCCAGGGCTTGCCGGTTGAGGTTTGGAATCCTTTGATGTTGAGTTCTTCACAAATACCGCGAGTAGATTTCCCCTGTTGAGCCATCGGTTCAATGAACCGCCAGGCGTGCGCGTTGAAAGTATCCGCCTTCTTAGTCCGCTTGGCCCGTGCTGCTTTCAAGGCGGGTTGATATTGTTCCGGTTTTGGGTTGGGCAGGGGTGTTGGATGTGGTGTCGCCAGTCCGGCTAAAACTTGCTCTTTCCGGTGTTGATGATACTTCCTCATCTTGTCGCTAATTTGTTGGCTATAAGCCTTGGCAACCCCGACAAGAGTATCGATAACCAGTTCATTGGTTTCTGGCATATCTAAAAGGCGAAACGTGATGCGCTCGTCTTTCAACCGTCTCAATACGTCATGGTCTCTGATAAGCCGGTCCAATGAATAGGCGACAAGAGCGCAACCACGCATAGCAGCTTCTCCAATGGCCGCGTCCAAACCGATCCGGTTGACCTTCCGACCGGAAACCTTGGTATCCGTATAGATATTGGTCAAGTTGAACCCGTTACGATTACACCAGGAGATCACTTCCGCCTTTTGTCGCTCTATGGAAACCGAGTCTTCTTTGGCCGCCTTGCTCGACAAGCGAACATAGCCAACGGCACAATTGACCTTAACACCTTTTATTGTAAGATCTTGCATGTTTCTAACGACTTCCCTGTTAAGAGTGTTACATTGTTGATGTTTCCGAACGTCTTTATTGTAACACCCCTCGCATGATAGGCAAGAGCTTATCGGGAAGATTTCAAAAGTCTTCATCGGCCCGAATCCGGAAGGTTTCCGCCAGAGGGTTAACGGCCGGTTCGTCGTCTTCCATAAGGCCCAAGGAATCATCGCTAAACCCCAAGACATCGATGTCTATATAATCAACCTTGGCCGTTCCCGCTTCGGCGAGTTGCTTTTCGATATTGGCCAAGCGGTCTGTTAATTCTGTTGTCTCTATCATCTTCATCATGGTGTTGATGGTTTCATTCTCAACCTGGCTTGCCTTCATGAGGCAAGATGCGGCCGCAACCTGGACGGCGGGTGATACGTCATCCGCTTCGATGATTTTGGCCAGGCGACCTATAACACGTCCCTTGAGTCCGTCGTCCAACCCGACCGTCCAACCGCCAGAGGTTTGGAGCCTCCTGAGCATTCCAGCGATCGGACTTGGCTCAACCCTGACAGGGTGTCTTCTTGCGCCCATGACTTCGACCCTCCATCAAAAGTTAGTCGTAAGGTTGGCCAAATCAAGGGTTTACCTTTTACAGGAATTTTCATCCCGTATCACCAACCAAGTTTAAGTTATTATACCATAAGTTTTTGAATCGAACAATCGTGTTATACACGGGATGAAAATTAACAAATAGGACTTGTTTATCCAATTTTGGTAATGTGTTGCTCCATAAGGGTATAGGTATAAACAGTGGATGCCAACCAAAAAAAAGTGATGTTTTTTTAGTATAACCAAATCCAATAGTATGTCCTGGTACTTCTCACTCCCAAAGCGACCAAAAAGTTAGTACGTAACGTTTGCATCAAATAAAGACTTACGTATGGTTTTACAAATGGTTATTGTCACTTTTTTCACTTTCCCCTCTATATAGGGCAAACGCAAAAAAGTGAATCATACATTTGTAAGATATATACTTAAGTCCTTATTCGGTGCAAACCTTACGTACTAACTCGCGCTTTTACTTATGTAATTCTTCTTTGTTGTATTCACCTACTACTGAAGTGGTTACAAAAAGAAGGATTTGCGTTTATCCACTAGCCACATCTGACAATTCGGGCTAAATAAGACATAAACAATTAAAATATAGATACTTAAGATGTTTTGTCATCCCGCCAGTCGGGTATAGCGTCGAAGATCTCCCTCATCGTCTTTCGGGTGTCATCGCTCAGAGCGGGGTCAAGAAGCCAATCAAGTAATACGACTTCGACCACATCCCAGACCTTGGGCGGATTCTGGTGACGATCAACCCAACGACTCAACACGTCGGCCCACTCCCAGGACGCATCTGGGTATCTGGTGACAATCCATCGTAACTTTCGTTCAACACCCCAGACCCCATCGGCTCGCTTTCTCAATAACCCTTCAACATTTGGTTGGAGAAGTCGCGGGGAACGGGTTTGATTCATTCACAATCCTCGAAGATGTTTAGCATTATCTGACGCAACCCTTGTATTTGTTTATCCTTACGCGTCAAGTTATGCTTGTGGCTAAATTCGTGCCATTTCACTCCCTTGGCCTTGGCTTCTTCCGCCAGAGAGAGAAGCGAGACAAGCACAGATTCATCCCGATTTGATTTAGTGTTAGTTCGATCGATTCGCCGTGCCTTGACCTTGGGGATGTTTAGCGAATCATACTTCTCAGTTTTAGCCCACTCATATGCCCCGGCCAACCAGTCTTCCGCGTCAGAGAATATAGATTCACAGACTCCGTAATACGTCACATAATTAATTTCCTTGGCCCGCTTTTCCGCTTGAACCATGGCCATGATTTCGCGAGCTTCCGCCTCTGATGTATTTAACAAGACCGTGACGGCCCGCTTATCCTCAGGCCCGCGAAGATTCCGCCCAACGTTCTGCCCGCAAGTGACGCGACGTTCTTCGGCACACGCTCGGGTGATAATCTCCTGGATCTCTTCACCTTCCTTGGGCAAGCGGGTGATGATGTCGGCCGCCAAGCGGTTCGATCTGGTATCCATGACAATCATCGTGATTTCCGTACCGTCATAGCCCCGGCCTATGGGTTGGCGTTGTGTTCCAACGGTTCCGACGACTTCTTCATGAGCGGTTGTTCCTCGCCATCCGCCAAAATCTTGACCAGAACCTTTAGCAACGGCGAAATTTAATCCCGTCGCGTCGCGTGTCCAGTGATTATTGACAGCCGAGTCCCTCGTTTTGAGGCTTGGGAAGAAGAAAAGAAACTTGCCCAAAGCGTCATGCTCTTCATTCGCTTGAAGTTTCCGCAACCAGCGGGGTCGGACATCCACAAGGCGAATCGGTATATCATCGTTATTGTGAACACAGACAACAGTTAACGCGGCTATCGGCTTGTTTTTGGTTTCGACCTCGACAACCGGCAAGTCTCCAATCGTCTGGCGTGTGACATCCAACGTTGTTTCGCTCAGAGTTGCGGACATCAACACGATATCGGCGCCCTTATCGGCTAGGTCCCGGATCATTTCAAGCGGGGTTCCGTCGATCCCTGAAATATAAGGCGTTTCACAAGTCCGGATCGGATAGTCAACGATATTGGAACGACCGATAGGATTCATTGCCAGAACTTCATCGCGGCTAAGGATCTGGCCTGTTTCCTTGGATAAAGGGTGGTGCGATTTGATTGTTGGACAAACCAGAGACCCGAAAAGATGCGACCAGATATCAGTGATGCTGCTTACACCTTCCTTTTGTGCTTCAATGAAGTCTCCGCGATAAGCCAACCTTGGGAGAGCTTTCCGCGTTGCCGCGTCGATAGGTTTACCCTTGAATTCCAGAACCGGACGGAGTCTGACGCGTCCTTCAACGATAACTTCTTCGCCCAGGGTGAAATCATCTATATCAAGTTTCACAATCACCCCGTCCGGCCGTTGTTGAACCTCTTCGTTCGCTGTGGCCCGCATTACAAAAAAAGGCGATTTGTGTTCGACCGTTCGATATGAAATATTGGTGATGAGGGAACCGGACGTATCGAACCGATTACAACCTTCACAAGATTCATAACCCCTGGCGTTAACATGTGTATTGGCCGGACACTCCGCCAGAGGTACGGAAAAGAACTGCCCATACCTGGGGTTGTTGATGTCCCGATATCTATAGGCGAATTGAAATCGCTGCTCTAGATTAGAGACGAAGCTGTCGAATTCATCGACTATAACCAGAGGGTTCCCGCCGCTAACCGCGTCTTTCAGGATAAGATCCCAGTTAGTCCTCATATATTTTGAGAATTCGCGACGGTTTAAGGCTTCGTGACATATAACCCGGATCAGGATTTTGTCATCTGCTATAGTCTCCAAAGATAAAGGCGAATCACTATCGCCCTCTTTAAATTGAACCTCATCGATTGAGGCTACATCTTCGGTTTCCAACTTGGTATTAATTTCATCCCGACCAAATGCGATACGTTCATGCAAGTCTGGCGCAAAGTCCCGAACCTTGGTGATGAACTCATTGGCGAGTTGTTTCGTCGATGTCACAAAATAAGTCTTACGGTCTCCTCTGGCGGCCTGGATTGCGGCAACCGCCGAACCATGGGTTTTACCAGCCCCCACAGCTGCCCTGATGAGTTTTAAGCCTTTCGTGGCACCGATCAGCGATCCAATGTCTGAGATGGTATCAGAGGCGATTTTAAGGCCCGTATAACCTCCCAGAGGTCTCAAGGTTGGTGGTGTCGGTTCCGGGTTAGGTTTCCATCGCCATTGGTCAAATTTCGCTTGGAATCGGCAAGTCTTGTGATGACATTTGAAAACCGGCCCACCATCGCGAGCATCCAAGAATAATTCCGCTTCTCGGTGTTCACTCTTGCGTGAATCATGTGACTCACGTCCACCAGGGCAACGCATTCTAGCCGCGAACCGGTTGTCTGTGGATCCGTCGTCTTGCTTGACCTTTCTGGGTTCCGAAAAGAAGGTGACACCAGCGAAACGCTCGTCAAAATCATCGGCCAATCGTTTGAAGATGGCTTCCCAGTCGGGTTCTTCAAAAACAGATTCTTTCCGACTCGACTTTCTACCGCTGGATTGTTTTGACGAACCCTTGCCCACAATTTCAATCAACCGGCTTTCCAGCCACTCGGGAAGGGTTACAAGGGTTCCATCAATCTTATACTGCTTTCCGCCATCGGCTTCACCATAAGCCGCAACAGTCCCTTGCCCGTTAAAAATCTCTATTCCGGCCTTCTCCAGCAATTTCGATTCGGTTTCTTTCCGAAACCTTGTGAATAGCCGGTGATCTGGATTATCGATCCTAAAAATGAGCTTTCCACGTGCTTGGGCAAGGTGGACATCCGCTGTTGTTGTTTTGGTGACTGTTAAGGGGTTCAACTCAGATATTTTGGCAAGATCTTCACCAAGGAAAGCAAACCATGCGTCCGGCTTGTCGATATCCAGAACGATAACAGGTGTTGCGCCGTCTATATCTCCTGGTTTTGGACCAGTATAGACCTTCAGAGTGAGTGTTCTGTCCCAGTCTACAAACGAAATCGCTTCACCCTTGATCCGAATCCCTCGACTTGTGATTTTCCCGCGAGCCGGACTTGGAATCAGTCCCCATCTGAGAAACAGATCCTGAGCAGCACCCTTCAACTCAGACGGACGGAATGGGAGATTGAAGACGCGGAGGGCTTCACGAACTTGGCCAACGTACCAGTCAAAATTGATGTCAGACGGTCTGGCGTTGGTTTCCGGAAGTTTCAGACACAGACCAATAGAGTCGGGGAGCTGGTTGGATTCGTTGCCGTTCCTGGTTAAGAATGCCCAACCAGACGACTTTCTTGCTGCATAGGCCCGAATCGTCTTTATCTTTTCCCTCTGGCCATTTCTCTCGATAGTTCCGCCGTTCCCCTTGGCACAGAAAAGGAAGTCGGAAAAGTCTTGGTGGTTCCGGATCGTCTCTTCTGGCGGGGTTCCATGCCTCAAGGTTTCTAGAATTGCGATACTGATAACGGCTGGATCATGCTTATCATGAGTCGCTCGGGATTTAAGACGGTAAGCCCCCTTGCCTTCCAACGACCCATCGGGATTGACCACCAACCAGTTATTTGAATCCTTGATGACGGCCGCGTCTTTTAATTCAACTTCAAGGTTTACCCTCATCGACTCTTGCCAATACTTCATCACCTGGCGGCACATATCCAAGGCGGATTTGGGGCAACGGATAAACAATCCGTCGGTGTTGGCCGATAGCATTTCCACGCCGATTTGTTGAAGTCGTTCGATCAGAGCGCAGAAGCCGAGCTGGCCAGAAATCGTTACGCCATTGTTTGAACCAGGTGCGTTCAAAACGGAATACTTATCGCCCAGCTTGCCATATGTTGCGTTGATGATGATTTTCAGGGCTTCATCAGCAATCTTGGCGGCTTTCCGCTCTTCCTCTGGAAGAGATTTATCCTTGGATTTGGCCTTCATCGCCAAACGACGATCAACAACACCTTGGAAGATGTCCAACCCGACTTCACCCATCAGGCCCATCGGAATACGGTTGGCCAGGATCAGAAACGGGTAATAGCTTGCAACGTCCGCATAGATGACTTGAAACTCATCGTCAGTTTTAACGAACCTCGCCGCGTCGTGAACGGAGTGAACTCCACCGAAACCAACAGAGACGCGAAACCCGTTGAAATCCAATTCCCGGTACGTCGCCAGATACTCGGGTGCATCCTTATCTAATCTGAGATCAAGCGGTGTTGATTTATATACCGTACTACGGACGTGATCTTCCCAATCCTTGGCATCGTTCGTTGAAATGGAAGGGATGCGAGGGGAGATCGGAATATCGATTGATGACGGCCAGGACTGCGGAACATGTCGATCTGGTGGATTCCCCGTGGCGGATCTAAAGGCGGCCTGAAAATATTGCTCAGTGACCTGCGCGTTAGTGAAACGCATCAGACTAACCCCAACTTCCCGGCTCAACTCCGCCAGGGCGAGATAGACCATCTCGTATTGTCTGAAAAGGAATTCTGTCGTCTCAAGATCGTTTAAATTGTATTCTTTGACGACTTCCCAGTCCTGATCGGAAATCGGTTGGTCTGGTGGAAATGGTAAATCCCATATGTTTTGATGACCCAGAATGGCCGCAACCATTTTAAGGCGGGACGTACTGCCCTCCCCTTGACCCTCATCTTCCTTTTCCGCCTTAATCCGCTTGATGATGTCGAGGGTGAATTGCGGTTTGATAACATGACGCCAGATTCGTTCCGGTCGGATTCGGTAACCTTGAACATCGCGACGATCCCAATAACCGTGACTGATAAGTTCATCAGAAAACGCTTTGGCGTCGGCCTTGCCGTTGGTGTCGATCAACCTTGCCATGAGGGGCAAGTCATACTGATCCGAGTTGTATCCAACTAGAAACCGCTCAGTCTCTTCAATCCTGGCCAACAGTCCTTTGAGGCGATTGATTGCGTCAGCTTGGCGTGAATCGACGATCTCGGTTCGGACGGAACCGTCCTTCCACCAACGGAACCCGAAACACCAGAGTGGTTCACCAGTGACTGATCGATAGACTTCCGCGTCGAAAAAGACGACTTTGTCGAGAAGGGAAACCGTTTGTGTTGTCATGTCATCACCCCGCAATCGTTCAGACTGCCCAGGATGATTTCCGCAAACCCACCATCGATCTCGGTAAGTTGCGGATAGTGTTCTCTGACCTCAGAACGACTTAGGCCGGCATGCCTAAATTCGCTTGGTCGATTCCTGTTTGGAAGGTTGGCGATTAAGCCAGGGTAATATGGCCCGGCGATACCAACGCGCCTTGATAACTCTGAATCTTTCGGATACACTTGGATTGTCCTTTGACCTAATGCACTGGTTGGGACATCCACCTTCAAGAGTCCTGCGAAGACTTTCTTGAAAATGAATTAAGGAAGCACCTTCGGTTCACTCCCGAGGGTGTTTTCGATTTTGCTTTAGCTGGCCTTTGGTTCGTTGTTAAGGCTCAAGACATCTGGAAGCCAGTACTGGACAGTACGTCTGTTTTCTCCCAACGGGACTTCGCGTTTACGAACGTCAGACCCTGTCAGGAATCTAATTGTGCGTTCATATCCCAGGCCCACGATCTGCGAGGCTCTTCGTCTCGATACCCACCGATTCAAGTCGTTCTCAACCATCATGTTCACACCCCTTGTATAGTCTTGCGAAGACTTCACCGAGTATACATGCTTGGGAGTATCCACACAACCCGTAAAACCCGTTAGTTTAGAACAATTCGCTCAAAATTTGCGCAGGAGGCCGCTTTGGATACGGACGTCACATCATACTACGGTGTCGTGTAAACGCAACCACGGCGATTTTAAGGACGTTTATTGGCATCATGGTGTTAGTGACGATTACTTAATTGATGTCAAATATGCTAAACGACTGAATGATTCGTCAGTGAACCGGTCTCTAATGTTTAATCTATCCAGAGAGAATCGGCCGTAGCTGACTCTCTTGGGAACTTTTCTTTGAGTTCATTTGCTTTAGCCAAGTCAAAATTGGATTCTTTTACCTTTCCTTCACGTTTGTATAATAGACTTCTGAGTTTATAAGGATAGAAGTACTTTTCATTCTCACTTATGGATTTACTGAACCATTCTAACGCGCCTTTGGTATCGCCCTCATTATCAAGATCGCCACCTTTGACAGAACATAAATGGGATATCATTCTTTTTAGGTCTCGATCGCTAAATCTACTACTTATTTTTGTACACTTTAAGGCCATTTCCAAATCCTCATCAGCTTTGTCCATATCGGATTTTTCTAGTTTATCCTTTGCTAAATACAGATAATACCTTGTTCTATAGTAGTCTATGTATCCTTCTTTCATGCCGATAGCGGTGTTTATATCTTTCATGGCATCTCTAATAGCGGTGTTCCGGGGATCTTCATCGTCTAATCGTCCAATTCTGAAGAGTATGTTAGCACGGTGTGCGTGGCAAACACTGTTTCTTGGATCTAATTCAATGGCTTTACTGGCATCATCATATGCCTCAAGATTCTTACCTAGTTTCGCGTAACACTGGGCCCTATTCATGTAAGGCTTTTTGTTTTTTCGATCAAGTTCTATGGCCTTTGTATATGAACTCACAGCATTATTGATATCAATAAAACCTATTTCATCTAGAGACTTAGCGTAATAACAATTACCTTGGCCATTGTACGCTTCAGAACTGTTCGGGTCTTTGTCTATCGCTTTACTGTAATCATGAAACGCTTCCATCACCTTACCATCCAACAACTTCTTCTTGGCTTCAGCACACAAGTCGTCAGCACTAGGACCGCAACCACAAACCAGCACAATGATACCGGAAAGAATGTATCCGATTCGCCCGGAGCCACTTTTCGTGGTTTTCCGGAAGTCTTCTAGGTTGGAATGTGTTTCGACTATCGTCATTGCCTTAACCTCGTTTGTGTGCGATTGCTCTGATTCAGAATATCGTATGTTTGGATCGAACAGTCAACCTTTAGCTTTCAACGCAACTATAAATTGCAATGCAAGTATAATAATGCCCACTATCGCTATAGGTTGGCCATTTGACGCCATTGCTACCAATACTAGCACACCAAGAAGGCCAAAAATAGCATTGCCTACCGTCACACCATCTCTATAATAGCTGCTCATCGTTTCTTCCTGTTATCACTCTAGTATTCCTATAGCCTAGCTACAATCACATCAGGCTGCATAAGACCGAATTTCTATTATTTCTGATCTTATACGTGCCCTCAACAACGGGCTACACTTGTGGGTCACTTGTCTCAAAATCGGTAGATAGTGAGTTTCTCATAAGTTAGGTATGATTGGCAATAGAAGACTCGGTTCTGGCGGGCCATTTCACAACTTGCACCGACTGCTGGAAGTTTGTACAATCCTGCCATCAAGAGACCACGCTCTATAAGATGTAAAACAAGGCGATAAGATGGCTATCAATAAACATGCATTAGAAAACTGGTTATGTCCTAAATGTGGTAATGCGTTCAAAGACATTAGTTACACAACTTGCGGCATGTGCGGTCAAAATGTTGTGTGGGTCAAGTCCTCCACTTCTTCCGTCACTCGTGATAGATCATACGGCGTATGCTTGCCGGGGGAAGAAAACGAAGCACGCCCGATACTTAAGAAAAAACAATTCGAGAAGGAAGTACGGTTTTGTTTTATGTTAATTATAGGGGCATTCCTCTACCTCTGGATTTCGGGCCGATTATAAGCTACCCCTGCCCTAGCCCACAGTGGCCCATATTTGCGTTCTGATCCGCTTTCTCGATGGGTCGCCCGAACAGCTTACCCAGATCGCAAGAGCGTCAAGGTGGCGTTTCTTGCTGGTTAGAAATACCGTCTTGTGTATCAAGGCGCATGGTCAACCTGTCGATGATGTGTCTGGATGTACGGATACACCTTAGGTATGGAGACGCCAAGTCATGGCAAAGCAAAAAGACGTCAAGACGTCAGTTAGTCCAGATGCCAACCGTGACCGATTGACTGTGCGTATGGACGTCGAATGGCTTTCATGCCTTAGTTACATGGCTCAATCACGGAAACTAACACAGTCCGATCTCATCCAGACAATGATTCAGAAAGACCTGGCTCAGCTACCTCGCACAGAATCCGATTTGATTCGTGGCATGGTTAAGATGGAGACTGGGAAAACCTTACGCCTAGATGCTGGGATCAAATCGACAAGCGACAATCCGAATGCCTCAGGTTTGGACGGGGCAGGGCAGGGGGGACAAGCGTCCGACTCTGAATCAGATCGCGAAATGATCATTTCTGCACCGCGAGTCAATCCTGCAAACCGGATGGCCGCAATAAGCAACATCCACAAGCGGACAACAGGTGATCCAATTGACGCGGCAATCGCCGTTAGTTACGTGGGAGATCGTTTCGGAAACGAGTCCTGAGCCAATACCTTACCCAGATAATTGGGACTGGTGCATTGCCACTCATGGCTCTTTGGGGGATAATCCTTCTCTACTATCTCCCAGTCCTCCTATCAAAATTGTCTAGGTAGCACTTCATATGTCTGCTGATTTAAAAGAAACCATTCTAAATTTTGTCCGTCGCGTAAAGGATCTTTCAGAGCATGTTCGAGGTAACGAGCAGGCCACAAAGCAGAGTTTAGTCGGACCACTATTTTCTCTACTTGGGTATGACCTCACTGATCCAAGAGAATGCCTACCTGAGTACAAAACGGACTTTGGTATTGGCCGATCTGTTAAGCCTGTTGATTGGGCATTTATGGCTAATGGTAAGCCAGTTTTCTTTGTTGAAGCCAAAGAGGCGGGAAAGAAACTCTCTGGTTACTCTGAGCAGCTTGGGGATTACTTTGCGAAATCCACAGACGTAAAACTGGGAATTCTCACGAACGGGGTCCAGTGGAAGTTCTACACAGATGTGGATCATTCCAATGTGATGGACAAAGAACCGTTTGTTACATGGGACGTTTTGTCTGACGAAGAACCACCCATCGACCTTCTCATCGTATTGAACAAATCTCAGTATAACCCTCAGCTAATTCGTACATTTGCCGAACGCAATCGAAACAGAAATCTACTCGTTAATGAACTTGCCAAGCTACTGGAGCCCTCAAGCGAACTAGTGCGTCTTGCCGTGGCAAACATCGAAACTAGACGTATGACAGATGCGGTTGTTGATGGATGGAAGCCAGTGTTGGCAAGTGCGATTGAAGAATGGGCCAAACAACGAACGCTTCATCTAATCCTGAACCCGCCAAAGCAGACGGAAACAACTACGACCGATCGTGTTGTGACTACTCAAGAAGAACTTAAGGCATTTGAAGCGATCAAAGCAATTCTGGGAAGTGATCGACCTGCTGGTTATCAAGATACGTACAGCTATTTCAAGATTCACTTACCTGAACGTCAGACATGGGCATTTGCTCGCGTGTATCTCGAACGCCGTGCACCGATGATGTGGATCGGTTTGGATTACGCAGACGTAAAGGATGTTGTGATTGAAGGCGTTACTATCCAGGATGCAGATGGGTGGATAGAAGTACCTCTACGATCATTGGAAGATCTAAGCCTTTACGGCGATCTATTGAAGGCGGCGTGGGACAAACAAAGGTTGTTGCATCCTGTAAAAATCTAATCAATTACAAACGCCACTGAGCTTTTCAAGTAAGAGAGTATAGCTATGGAGTTAGTATTCACATTCGCAATTATCATAATGATAGTGTTAGTTATTTTCGTAGGCAAATTATCGTTCAAAACCGACTTTATTTCCGATACAGACTTCGTGAGTAAAACAAAGACGTCTGCCGACAGTAGTTCGACGAGTCGCAACCAGGTCCAGTCTCAGATGGTAATAAACGATCCGAATCGTACAACATCCAGACTGGTGGGCAATGGTTTAGCTTATTTTGTCTTCTGGTTTTTTGGAGCTCCGATACTAACCTTGGTCGTGTTCATTTTCTTATTTATGTCAGGATTCATGGCTGATGGGCCAGGCTGGGGCTTGTTCCTTATATTTCTGATAGGTTTACTGATCACCTTCGTCTACCATACCTTTCAGATCGTGTATTCGGGATTCAATGCCAGCGTAGCCCCCGATGAGCCAGCAACTAAAACCGCGTTCATATCCGCTACACCACAGTCCAATTCTGGAGAAGAGCGGGTATCCTGTCCAATGTGTGCTGAGAAGATTTTGCCTCAAGCTAAGATCTGCCACTTCTGCAAGTCAGTTCTAAACCCAACTCAGAGCGATTGATCCGACAAGTAACACATAGAACCGATTGGCCTACTATATGTTTGGCGAAGTTAAGATGCCGTCCTTAGCTGGTGTCTGATCCGATCATGGTGTTGTCGGAGAATTACACGCTTACGTCTCTGTTACTTGCGAATATCAAGATCTGTAGCTGATTACTGATCTAAGGCGTCATGTCTCGTTAGGACAAGGCCGATCAGTATCCCGTAGTATCAAGATCCTTATTAAAATCTTTGGCTAGAGTGGTGTCTAGCAACTGTATATTAATCATAGTTGGTCGATATTTCTCTCCAAACAGATGACCGATAATCACAAGTTTTTGACCAGAGTTATCAATCGCGCCACCAAAGACCGCCTCTGACTTCTCTGTTATCCTTCCTGGATAGGCTTTTAAAAACTTAGACCGAATGAGTTGATAACACTGGATCCATTCTTGGAATTGCGACTCAGTGGGGAAATCTGATTCGATCTTAACAGAGGCTCCGCATATAACTCCATCATGATTCCGTACGTATAATATGACTTTTGCATATTTCAACTCATTTGGGAGAGAGTTCTTGTAGTAAGCGTAAGGTGTGCTGTATCGAGCCAAACCGTTTTGGTTACTGATTAGATATAGATTCTTATAATCTCTAATATTTGTTCCTATCCGTATTCCCCAATACATGTTGAGTGCTTGGTAGCCAGATGGTGCGACAGATTTCTGCTCTTTCTGTTTATCAGAACCGGCTTTTACCAGAAGGTTTGGATTGTCAGAAATCGCATTTGTATATTTAGGACCTATGGTGCATAACACGACAATAATTACTACAAAACCGGCTGCCAGCCAGAGCAATCCTGGATTACTGTTCTCATAGTCCCAAGTTGCATTACAGCGTGGACAAGTAAGCTTTAAGTCGCCTTTATTGGTTGGAACTCTAAGTTTTTGACCGCAGGCTGCTCTAACACATTCGATAATGATTGATTTATCTGCGTTCATCGCTTTGTCCTAACTCTCAAGATTAACTTCGCCAGTCTGCGTTCCCGGGAGTTCCCGCCCCATGTGATGATCAGGCTTGGTTGCGTGCCTTGTTGCGGCGGGCTACAAAGACCAATACGCTTGTGGCGATCAGGCTTAGTGCATAAGTGGATGGTTCGGGAACGACATCCGGTGCGAAAGCAATAAACACTGGACGAGCACTGCCCGTACTCCAGCTCGATACAATCGTGCCAGAAGAATCGTACTTGTTGATCCTTTTGTTATTAGTATCCGCAGCATAGAGATAGCCTGAACTATCGAAAGTTAGGCCGGTAGGGCTGTTCAAACCTGTCGCGAATAGAGAAATCGTTCCTTCTGGATTTGTCTTGCTGATCGTGTTGTTAATGTAGTTTGAGGTGTAGAGATTGTCTGATGTGTCATACGCCAAGCCACCATTAGACGAATATGAAATTTTGCCTGTCTTATTAATAGCCAGGCCAAACGGGGAGTCCAAGTCACTCAAGAATGTTGTGACTGTGCCAGATGAAGTGATCTTGCTAATCTTATGAGCACCTTGACCGGCAACGTAGAGTTCGCCAGAAGCGTCGAACGCCAAACCGTTTATTCCCCCGGTAGTCACCCACGCGAAATGCGAAACAGTTCCGCCGGAAGTGATTTTGCTAATTGTGCCGTTGCCATTATTCGCTGCATAGAGGATCCCTGAACTATCGAAAGCTAGGCCGGTAGGGCTGTTCAAACCTGTCTCAAAGATCCCCCCGATCGCTAAGGTTTGCATACTCGACTCGATTGTCGTGGCGACACCGCTGGACACATCGAATGTTGCGATTGATCCGTGATTAGGGTTGTTCATTGAAACATAAATCAACTCTGCTGCCCGCGTGATGGACGAGAAGGTCGAAACCATCACTAATACAGCGACGAATGACCTGAGGAGGGAATTCATTAGTGCAAACTGCCTTCTTTTGAGAGGTATATCTGTACAACCTCATGAATAGGGGCTGGCTTACCGCTTGCTCGGCTTAGACCTTGAGTACGATTTCACGTAATGCCCGTTATTGTAGTGAGAATGAACATTTACGGTTTTAGGTCGTCCGCTTGACCCAATTGAATTCCGGCTTGACGATCCGCCGCGAGTGCTTACCGCGTCACGGAATCCAGATGAAGAGTAGTAGGTTGACGAAGACGATGCGGTCACAGGAATATCAATTTCTTCAATTACTGGTCTGCGAACCTCTCTTTGTTCAAAGGTTGCCTCTCCGCCCCAACCATTCCACCCTTGCACACGAACAAATTCGGTTTCCAAAATAACGTCACCAGCTATTGCGGATGAGCAAACTAACGTTGCTGCCGCCAAGGTTATAATCAATCGCTGCATCATTTGTCCTTATCGCGTGTTAACCCTATATGAGGGCGGTCATAGCCACAGACGCCCGATACGGGGCAATCGCCCAGGGAGGAGTCGGGCAGTTCATAGCCTTTGAGGCAACCGGCCAAGTCCGTGTAGAACAAATCACATCATCGCACTCAGGACTGATGAAGACAAGCCCAGCAGGGCAGAGATTCGACGGACACCCATGGCAGTTCCCAAAAAACCGCTTGTCAGCGTGGCCAAGGTACTCGCTAGCAGCCAGAACTGATCCCACGGTGAATGTCGGTTTGCTTTGCCATCAGTCAATTCTCCGATCTGGTTCAAGGGATTAGCCCCGCCGGTGAGGGCAGGGCGGGTGATGGGATTCAGTCGCATGCACATTCCGAAAGCATCATGAGCTCCCTTCGTAAAAAGAAGAACTTGCGACGGACAGGCGTGTCTGAGGCGTCCTGGTTGTCGAGCCAGTCCAGAGCAGCCCTCTCTGGATTGCCCCCCCGCTGACTGAGCGCAGCGGCGAGCTTGATGAACTCGCCAGCCAGATCAATCGCAGAGTCTCGCGCCAGGTCAATCACGTCCTCCCATCCACCGATCACCGCATTTGAAGGGTCGTAGTCTGACGGATCGTGAGCTTGGAAGATCGCACTCTCGAGTCGATCGATCTGCATTTCGGTCCTGACGCGTGCCGGCAATTGTTCAAACATCTCACGTACTGCGGCCTCGACTTCATGAGGCGTCATCTTTGTTTCGATGGCATTGTCTGACATGGTTGTAGCTCCAAGAGTTGCCAAGGTGTCACCCGCGGACGGGCAGGGAGGACAGGCTTTCGCCCGACAAAACCATTATACTTTTGTTGTATCTAATGGCAATAACATTTATTTACATAAGATATTTGCATAGTTGATCTTACATAATAGATATATTGACATCTAGAGCCTGTTTCTAGGCGCACCGTTTGGCCGCAATACCTTTGATTATTAGGCTTTGATGCACAATCCACCGTCCCTGCTCCTTGTGTGCAAGGTCTTGATGTCTAAGGTGAAATCGCTTTTGTTTTCACCAAAACATTTTGCCTGTCAGAGTTTCCGCTTGTTCAATCACGCGATCTCTGTACAATACAGACGTTGACGCTAATCGTTCTCTGACTGGAATCGAGGACATCATGCCGGTGAAGAAAAAGAAGACGCCTGGACGCAAGCCTACGGCCGCGCTGAAGGACTCGATGCACTTGGGCCTGCGGATCAGTAAGACTCAGTACGAGCTTCTGTGTGCGGCCTGCGACGAGACCGGGCTGTCAAAGGCCAATGTCGTCCGCGCCGCTCTGAGTGAGTGGATCATGCGGCACAACCGCTAACACAAGTCTATTGCTTACAGGTTTTTGCGGATTCAATACTGCCAAGACCGTGTGGAGCAGGGCGGTGGACATTTGATAAGATGGTATCGTCGCTTGGCATGATGGACAGGCGACAACTGCTGATGATCTCGACGCTAAGGAATTGTGACTCGTATGGAAGCGAACGTGATCAAATGCAAAAACCCACCGTGAATGGTTCACGATGGGCTTCTTGATTCGTGTCGGCAGTCGCGTCTTCTCTTGGCGGGGGATTCACGACAACCGGCGGTGGTGCTCATATGATGCTGTTCGCATCAGAGGAGGCTCGTTGTGGTTACATCCGTAGAGAATGCACACTCAGAATCTAATATAGCAGACGATCCGGTTAACATCAATAACAGGAATATCGACGGGGGTTATCAGGCAGAGATCAGGCATCAAGCAGATTATCAGGAGGAACAAGAGGGCGTTCTCGCTTTCAATAAAAGTGCCGACGCCGGTTCCAGCGGCCTTGCCGCAATACCACCCGATCTGTTCGGGCGATTATTCCCGGCAGACGCCGAAGCGGCGAACGCCGCCGCCGCCTTTGTTGCGTGTCACCTTGAGGGGTTCGGCGTCGATCAAGGCCCCGGTATTGGCCAAGCCAACATCGACGAACGAACGCTTGCCATTAACAACGCGGTCGCGCTTGCTGCGCTGAAAACGGTGTCTTACGCCGCCGACCCAGAAGACGCTGCCAAGCAGTTGGACAAGGCCGCTAGGCCAAACGCTCGCGACAAGGCCTGCAAAGAATTTCGCCGGACGGTCAGCCAGTACCGCGCCATAATCAAAAGCCACGGTCAACTTGCCAGCACAGACAAAGCCCTTTGCGACCTCCCAGCGAACTTCAACAACACTCACGAAATCATCACCACGCAAATTGTTCCGCACCTGCACGCAGCCGGATGCTACGTTCGTGAACGAGGCTTGTGCCGTGTCGTGCCTGCGAGCGGAACATCTGACAAGCAGAATGGCCTGACCGTCAACGGACTGACTATTGACGACCACACGCTGCCAAGCCTGTCAACGGACATTACGAAAAGCCTTGCGTTTCGTCGAGAACGGGAAACCAAGGTTGGAACCGTACTCAAGCCCTGCCCGGCCCCAGAAGACCTCATGAAGATGGTTCTGCGTCTTGGCGACTGGGCCGGTGTCCCTTACTTAAAGGGCGTGACGACTGGACCGTTCCTGCGGACTGACGGCACTGCCTGCGTTGAAAGCGGGTACGACGCCCTATCTGGCTGGTTTCTGGACTACGACGGCGAACCGATCCACGTTAAGGCAAACCCGACGAAATCTGATGCGGAACACGCTGTTGGAATCCTGCTTGACCCCCTGGATGAATTTGAGTGGGCCGCCGATTGCCAGAAGACTGGCTGGTTAGCCTACCTGCTCACGTTGGTCGCCCGGCCCGGTATCCGCGGCAACGTGCCCGCGTTTATTTTCACATCCAACGACAAGCGGACAGGCAAATCGCTTTTAACGAACATCGCCAACCTGATTGCATACGGCGATATCCCAAGCGGATACCAGCCCCCGACCGGTGAAAACGCGACGACCGAATGGAAGAAGTCGCTGTTCGCGTTCGCCCTAAGCGGGAACCCGTCGCTGGTGGTATCCAATGTCCCAAGCGGCTCCAATGTCGGGAACGCCGTGTTAGACGGTGTAATCACTGATGGGCGGATCGTTGATAGAACGCTCGGCAAGCACGATATGAGGTCAGCACCATGGGTAGCCGTCATTTCGATGAATGGCAACAATCTTGGCACATCTGCTGACTTCGCCCCTCGGTCAATCTGGACGTGCCTTGAGCCAACCAGTGAAAACGCGGGAGAGCGGGACGGGTTCAAGATAGCCGACCTGCTGGGGCACATGCGGGGCATGCGGGGCATCCTGCTGGAATCATGCCTGACGATTCTGCGTTGGGGTTACTTGCATGGCCGCGTCAAACCCAGCGCGGATATGCCCAACTCTGGCGGATTCGAGCAATGGGCCGCCACCGTCCGCTATCCACTCGCACACCTGACCAGCCATGACATCTCGAAAAACGGTTCTGAAGCTGTCGTCATGGATACGACCGGAAACGAGCTGGCCTCGCTCATCACGGGACTGACGGACTATACCGAATGGCGCACCGCCACAGGGAAACCAGGTGCGTTCACCGTGTCGGAACTGCACGCCGACATGAACACGTTCGGCAACGAAACCTCGTGGCCTGAGCTGCGGGAAGTGTTGGAGCCGTCAGCCTCCGTTAAAGCGTTCGGATCATCGGCGGGCAAGGTGCTTGGCACCTACCGTGGACGAGTGTGGGGAACGTCCAAACTGGTGGTGAAACTGGTTGGCAAGAAACCGTTTTGGAGCATCGAGCGGAGATAATTCACGCAAGCCATTACTATCATGAGTGTTACGATCAAGCCCGGCCTAACCGCTGGGCATTTTTGTTGCATCTCGTTACATCCAATGATCTTGTGGAAAATTTGGGGGTAGGTCGGTGTAGGTTTTTTAGGTTTCCTTACACCCCGTACGAAATTTTTTTGTAGGGTATACCGTTTCTTAGAGAGGACTAGGAAACCTAGTAAACCTAGCCGACCTACCCCCTTTTTCGTTCCAAGCTCATGGCATTGAAAGGGTTACGGCGAAAACAGGCTATCGCATACCGTGCCCAGGCCGAGAGCGTCAATGTGGTCGCTTAGTTCGGTGACCTCGGCGACCAGCGCTACGTTCTTCGTCTCCAGTTGCTTCACGTTGGCTTTCAGCTCCATGCCAAGAGCTGTCTGCTGGATGAGGAATCTGTTCAGGACCGCCGGGTCGCTGAAGTCGGGGATCTCCTGCTTCGGTTGACCATAGCCACCTGTCTTGCGGATCGACGGGAGGACCTCCTCACAGACCCAGTCCTGAAATGTCTCGGCGTGTAGGGTGTTTGACCGATTAATCAAACGATAGAGGTTGGCCTCGTTGATGAGCACGACCTCTTGCTGTCGTCCCATTTTATCTATGGTATATTGTTTCGATATACCATCTTTTTTACAGTGACGGCTGATGGCTTGGGGTGCATTCACATGTCCCAGTTCCCGGCAGACATCGGTCGCCACCCACCACGGTTCTCCCCTCTCGCCAATAACGATCCTCACCGTCTGGCTTGTGAGCGGGAACGTGAACTGCTGAACCTCGGTGCTGTTTTTTAACATACACGAAATTTCGTGCATGTCATTTACCGCTTCCTTCACTGCCAGTTCGCGGAACTCGACCGCCTCGACCTCGACCACTTCAGGCTTGAAGAGTGGTGTCGGCTCAACTGGCGGGGACAGCTCTCTTTCCTCACGGACCGCCTTGACCAGCGTGTCGCTGATGTGGATCCCCTCGGACTCTAACCCTTTGACGACCTGCCGGACCGTCTTGACCTCTGACCCGGGTCGGCGTATTGCCTGCATAACAAGCTACAGGAGGCCGTAAGCAGGCTTATATCAGATGATCGCTATCCATGGCTATTTAAGGCCCGGGAATCGCGTGTCAGTCGCCCTCTCTGTAATCTTCCGGCACCTTGACCGGTCGTCGCTGGAGCAGGAACTCGTAGACCGGACCATAGAATGCTTTGGTAATCGCCTCGTCGTCCGACAAGCCCGGGGGCGTCTGACATGGTTCGATCTCGCCGGGTACGTCTGAGAGGTTCAGGTAGCCCTTCACGCCCTTGTGCCTGAGTTCTTCCGGCAATGGGACCAGCATGTTCTTCGTGATGTTGTACTTGGGCCACCATTCCTTGACCCTGTAGCCGTTGACCGTCCAGTCTGTCCACCAATAGCTGAACGGGTTGCTGCTGGGATAGTTCTTGAACTCGCCGAACGGAGCGAACTCCTTGCTGCCGCCCCGTTCGTGGACCGTGATGTTCCAACCATTGCCTTTGAAGTGTTCGTTCATGCTTGCCTCTTCAGGATGCGTTGCACCTGTGCTGCGTGCCAGTCGCCACCCATTGCCGTGGGGATCCCGTCGGCATTCAGACGTTTGGCTATCGAGGCCATCCCAAGACCTGCGGATCGCAATTGCAGGATTGTCGGTACAACCCCCCTGTTCCGTTCGCCAGCCTTTCTGCTGTTAGCCACAGCGCCTTTCTGTTGTGCCTGGACGGTGAGGTTCTCGGGCTTGCCCAGCTTCACCCCCCTAGCCTTTAATGCACGAAGTGCGGCCTTGGTTCGATCACTGATCCTGCGGGCCTCCTCTTCGTCGATGATGGCGCGGAACTGGACTTCCAGTGTGGTCATGTTAGGTCGATCAGATACCACCACAGGCACAGACTCGAATATCGAGAGTGCCTTGGTTGCCTTGCGTGCCAGCCGGCACTGAGACTTGACAATCAGGCTCGAACCTCGCGTTCGCTTTGTTTTCATAATTGCTTTCATTAATTCAGGGCGATCGTTGTCGGTTCCTGATTCAATTTCAACAAATTCGGCGATGATTGCCAACCCGTTACGTGTGGCGTAGTCGAGCACGGCGGCCTTCTGCGCTTCCATGCCCAGGCCGCTGTCGCCCTGCTCTGTTGTTGAAACTCGATAATATGCGACCAGCTTGGTGATTGCAGTCGTCATGACTGTTTGCTCCTGATAACAGTGAAGAATCTTAACCGAACCAATTATAACACCTCTTCAACGGTCATTCAAGACCTGTTATAAACTTGTTTCTTCTCTGCTTCGCCTCCTGTTCTGTCCCTGTTATCTCCACTCAAATATTGTCGTAAACCGTTTCTGATAACGCCTGTTACGTATTCATCTGTGGCCCTGTTCCGGATATAATGTATGCACAAAGGAGCCACATCATGGCAGAACCGATCATTCGTTTTGGGAAACACAACGGCAAACCGATCTCGGAGGTGCCGACGCCGTACCTTGAGTGGCTCAGTCGTGAGAACGAGGACGGCACGCCCAGATGCCAGTCGAGCTGGTTTCGTGGCGAGGTGATCGCCGAGATCGCCCGGCGAACTGGTGGCAATGCCCACGAGCCCGTAGAGGCTCGCCATGCTCACGACCCCGTAGAGTCGCGCCACGAGCCCGTGAGAGTTCACCATGACGCCCCGCCCGGGTCTGCCCAGTGGATAAACCAGCCTAAGCCTAACGTGGATATGCAGCGTCTGTTCACCGCGATTGCCCAGATCAACAGCAAGCTGGACAGCGTCCTTGTCCGTCTGGGTGATCCTGTCTCTTCCGATGAGGCGTTCTGATGCGAGAACCGATGCAGACGACAGCCGGAACCATGCGCCCAGGTTTGGCCAGCCGTCCTGTCCTGCCCGAGCAGACCCGGGGCGAAAGGCGGGAGTTTGATCCGGATGCCATCAGGGAAAGACTGATCGCGGCGTCCATCTTTGAGGTCGCCGATGCTCTGGACGCAACAGCCGACGAGCTTTGCCGTGGTCTGGCGTGGGCCATTGATCGCATCGCCGGGCGAACCGACGATATCGCCTGCCCCCAGTGCGGGCGTTTCTCCGAGTGCAATCGCAGTGCTGGCAACAGGTTCCCCCCGTGCTGCAGCAGGATGTGCGCCGATCTGTTCACGGCCCATGCCTGATTCCTGGTCGGGTGGCAGGCTAGAATGACGTTGAACTGGTGGTAAATTCAACCCCGTTCGCTCACAACTCTGACGGAGCCGACGCTGTGTTTCACGCTAGTTACAGGATCTAGCCAGGCCCCAGAACTGTTCGTTTCTTCGGATTCCCAAGAATACATGAAGTCTTTTTCGTGGGATGTGTTCTAGTAGGGTGAACGAGAAGTAATAGGAATTCTTAAAAAGGTTGTCTGCCCCACAGACGGCTCTATTGAGTTTTTAACAATACGCTTGTTTAGTTCCACCAGTTGATGAAGGCAAGACGCTTTTGTCGCTGGTGGAGTTATTTGGGTCTGAGTCCCACGGGACTCGAATTAGCCGGTTTTCAGGTGCCAATATTACCATTTTGTTACCAACTCGAGTTGGTAACACTCTGCGACACCAGACATACAGCCTGTACATAACGCTTGCTGTGTCACTCACGCTAGGTTATATAACCTAGACCGGGTAAAAAGGTTCGGCCATCGGGGGGAATTTGGACTTAATCCCGGTAAACATCCCGACGATGACCTACCTTCACCACCATCACGATCAGCTTCCCGTCCTGGATCGAGTAAACAACGCGATAATCACCAACCCGAATACGGTATAAGTCAATTTCGCCCTTGAGCTTCTTACAACCATCCGGCCTTGGATCGTCTTTCAACGAATAGATCTTCACCGCCAACTGATTCCGAATCGGGATCGGCAGTTTATCCAAGGATTTCTTGGCTGATTTCTCGAACTCGACTTTGTAGGAGTCCATCAGATCAGGCCGTATTCTTTCATCACGTCCTCAATGGGAATCGTGTCGCTCAGATCTTCCATCGCTTTCATGGCGTCCCTGATGTCTTCGGCATCTTCCAGAGCTTCGAGGTCTTCCACGGGGACGATGGCGGCTTTCACCCCGTCGATCTCGATGATAATCCGTTCGCCTCCAGAAGCACTTTTCGTGGCCTTCCGGAAGTCTTCCAAGTCATAAGGTCTTTCGACTGTCGCCATCGGCTTAACCTCGTTCGTGGTCGGTTGCTCTAATCAAATATCGTCTGTTTGGATCAAGACGTCAACCTGCGAAGAATCTTCGGGATTGATTCCACGAATCACTTAGACGCCAATTCTGGCCCAGTGTGGGGATCTCAGGAAGGCAGTGAATCGTCGTCGTGAGATTCGATAGCCATGTCAACCGGCATTCCAGACGACCGGGCGATCATCCCGATTCGGTTGTGAGACGGCGCCCTGGGGATCGGCACAGCAACTTGGGTGGGCTGGTCGTTAGTGTCCGAACCACTCCCCTGCCCTGCCTGAACCCCGCTCGTCATTCCTCGCACATGCACGCCGCTAAATCGCGTATCAATTAACTCAGAAACAACTTCCGACAGATCCTGCCCTAACTCCGCAGCCGCGATACGGAGCCGCTTCAGTGTCGCTGGTGGCAGGGACAGCTGAACCTTCTCGTTTGGTATCTTGCCGGGCTTGCCAGCGGGCTTGCGTGCCATGTTTACAGCCGTTCGATCCATCTGTCGGCATTGCCACACATCCACACGCCATGAAGGCGTGAAGGCTGGATAAGGGGCTATCCTCATAATCGGCTATACGGCTGTCCCATCTTCATGATGATCGTTCAATCGTGATATGCGGCTGGCATGATATGCGGCTGGCGGGATATGTGGCGATCAGGCAAACCGTGCCGACATGATTGCCGTGTGCCGCTGATCGACTTGAACGTCCCCGAACCACGCGCCCAGGCTGCTGATTCAAGGGGCAGGGGGGACAAGCGTCCGACTCCGAATCAGATCGCGAAATGATCATTTCTGCACCGCGAGTCAATCCTGCAAACCGGATGGCCGCAATAAGCAATATCCACAAGCGGACAACAGGTGATCCAATTGACGCGGCAATCGCCGTTAGTTACGTGGGAGATCGTTTCGGAAACGAGTCCTGAGCCAATACCTTACCCAGATAATTGGACTGGTGCATTGCCACTCATGGCTCTTTGGGGGATAATCCTTCTCTACTATCTCCCAGCCCTCCTATCAAAATTGTCTAGGTAGCACTTCATATGTCTGCTGATTTAAAAGAGACCATTCTAAATTTTGTCCGTCGCGTAAAGGATCTTTCAGAGCATGTTCGAGGTAACGAGCAGGCCACAAAGCAGAGTTTAGTCGGACCACTATTTTCTCTACTTGGGTATGACCTCACTGATCCAA